GTGTGCGAACCCACTCCTTAAACGAGTCGGGCAGCACATCGCGGGCGATCCAATGAGCGACGGCCCCGCCTGTGCCTTGCCTCAGCCGCGCCGCGTCGCCCGCTTCGGTTCCGGGCGAGCCAGTTCTGCCCTCTATCACCGCACTGATGGCCCCCCGGTTCTTATAGGCGACAAATCCGAGCGTCAACACTCCGATGGCCGCGGCGGCAGCGCCAGCAACCAGCGCAACCCCGCTCAACGCCGCGCTCAACGCCGCGATCTCCGGCCCCAACGCGCCGAGCACCTGCGTAACAGATCCAACTTCCGCCGCGAGTTGAAGCGCCGCAAAAGCGGTGCGCGCCGCCGCGGCCAATCCCGTAAACAAGCCCGAAAGCATCCGGAGAAGGGGACCAACGGCAAACAGGAGATTCAGCGCCCGCACCAGGCCGGTGACGGCGATCGCGAGCGCCGTCACCGCGAGCGCCGCTTCAATCCATTTGCGCGTTTGCGGATCGAGATGCTGGAATCCAACGATCAGTTCGCGAATCCCGCCGAGCAGCTTGTTGATCCACGGCATGACGTCGCCCTCAACGACCACCGACAGACGCGCGAGCTCGTCCTTGATCTTGGTGAACTGCGAGGTGGGCAGGCCCATCATTTGATCGAGACCGCCCTGCTTCTGCACCTCTTCCATGCCTTTAATGAAAGCGTCCATCGTGGCGCGGCCCGCGAACTGCCCGCGGCGGATCATGAGGGCCAGCTGCGCGTCGGTGAATACCTGCCCCGGATGCAGCTGCTCCATGCCCTTTTTGAGGATGTCCATCGTGCGGACGCCCAGGCCCGGGAGTGTGCGGAGGAGCGCCAAGCCTTGCGCGATGTCGGTCGTCTGCAAGCGCCCGAACGCGGTGACGAAAGATTGGATGTCGCCCGAGGTGCCGCCCATGAGCGCGACCTGTTTCTGGATCACGTCGATGTAGTGCGTCACTTTCGAAGCGGACACGCCGAACGCGCCCAGGCGCTGCGCGGCGCGGCCAATGTCGGCGAACTCGAAAGGCGATCGCGCGGCGATCGCGGAGAGGCGGTCCATCATGGAATTGGCGAGCTCGGCGGAGCCGTAGACCGCCTGCAGCGCGATATGCACGCGGTTCAACTGGTCGGCGGCGCGCACCATCGAAATGCCCAATTGCACGATTCCGATATTGGCGATCGAGCTTCCAAGCAGGGTGAGCGCCTGGTTCGACTGCTGCACGGCGAGGGTGAAAGAGTTGACGCCGGCGGAGGCCTGCGCGGTGGACTTCTGCGCGGTGGTTCCTAGATTCGCAATGCTGACGTTGAGCGCGGTGATCTTCTGATTCGCGCCGTCCGACGAAATATCGACTTCGATCGCGATGCGACTGTCAGCCATTCCTTCTCGCCTTCTCCATCTCCTCGTTCTGGAACCGCTCGCGCTCTTCCTTGAGCAGCCGCAGCAACCCGAACTCCCACCAGGTCACTTCAGCGAGCGTCAGGTGAAAGCCCATCGTCAGCGCGTAGTCGAGTTCGACCACGCATTGAAACGGCCGGCCCCGATCGGTCACTAGAAAATGATCGAGCGCGGCCACCGGGCACGCGCTGCAATACAAGCCGCTGTCTGCCGGATCGTCCGCAGCCTTCGCTTCCTCGATCGCTTCGTAGCAGTAGCGCGGCCCCGGACAGAGATCCTTTCTGCGGAACATCCGGTGAACGATAAAGCGCGGCGAGGGATGTTCCGGCCAGTGGCCGCTTGCTAAAAACTATCGGTTTCATCGAACCCCGATGCCAACTCTGAATCGACGGCCTGCATGACCGCGCGGATCGCGGCGTCCTTGTGCAGCGCCGGAACGTCGCCCTCGTAATCGTCCGAGCTTCCGCCGCAGGCATCCCACAGCTTCGCGCCCGCCATGACTCCCACGCGGCCCTCGGCGCGATTGAATGGAAGCTCCACCTGCTTGCCCGATTTCCTGAGAGTAAGCGCTTCGGCGGCGGTGAGAATCCGCTCGAACGTGTGGGTTACTTCCTGCCCTGGAACGCCCAGGGTGACGGTCGCCGTTTGGGCGTCGAGCTCGGCCCCGCGAATCTCGCACATGGCGAGCGCTTCGACGATGCGCGAGGCCTCCGCTGGCTCGAGCGCGACGGCCCCGTTCAACTTGATCGCGTTATACAGCTTTTGGTCCACCGCGAGATTGTTGACGAACTCGGTGGTCACCTTGCCGCGCCCCAGGCGCGTGACGATGGCCTTCTTTGAAAATGTGCGCTCTTCCCATTCCTGATCGTTCGGCCAGCGCACGTCGATCTTGGTGCGGTTGCCCTTGTCGTCGCGGGCCGTGAGGTTGACTGATTTGGTGGTGTTGAACATGCTTGCCTTACTGATCCTTTCTTCGTTTACAGTCCGAGAATTCCGTCCATCGTGGTGGTCGCCGACAGCGTGCACAGCGGCGTCACGCCATCGGTGGGATTCAAAATCATGCAGCTGCACTGAACGGTCACGATTCCATCGGCGTCGCCGTTGGTCGAGGCGCTCAAAACGGTGCGCGGAAATTGGAGATTCATTCCGTGCTTGTTGACCCCGTCGATATCCGCGCCGTTGACCGTGATGGTGGTCGCACCCTCGGTCTGGTTGATCAGGTCGTTAAATTCTTGCGATCCCTTTTGCGCGCGTACAACGAAATTGAGGGTGAGCGCCCGTGTGCCGTATTCCATGCGGCCTCTGATCCCGAAGCCGTTGTTGGTGCCCGAGCCCGGAAAGTAGCCTGAATCGGTTCGAACGTTATTGTTCCAGGCGAACTCAAGCGAGATGAAATTGCCGCCGAGCATGTAGTCGATCCCGTTGACGGTGAGGACCGCGGTTCCGTTGGCGTTGAGCAGGTGCTCCTGGGTGATCGCCGGAATCACGATGCCCGAAGGCGTGGTGACGCTGCCGGTGCCGAGCCAGTTGGTCGAAACGCGGCAATTGTTCCGCCCCGGCCCGGATTCCATCGACAGCGTGAAATCGTTCACCACCATGCCGAGCGCCGCGCGGTCGATCACCGAGTCAGGCTCGGGCCGGATCTCTTCGACCACGGTGAACGGCGGCAAATTAATGCAATCGACCGCGGGATCCTGCGGCACGGCGGCGTAGGTGAAGCCCACGCCTGCGGGCGTCTTGGTCGCCTTGCCGAGCGCGAACGCGAACAGCCAGGCCATGAATTCCGACGTGCAAAACTTCTCCACCGGATCGCTGACCGAAGCGCTGGTCTTAAAAACGGTGGTGGGGAACTCGTTGCCCTTGCCGATATCGAGCGCATCGGTTTCGGTCATGAGATCGACGGTCATGAGCGCCGAATTGGTTTTCGTAACGCTCCACAGTTCGGCTGGCAAATTTGCGGTGACCAGATCGGCCTGCGGCTTGAAGCCGAAGCCGATGTGAGTTTCGCGCGTGTTGGCCGCGCATGATGTGGTGCCGGCCCGCGGCGCTTTGACGCCCGAACCGTTCTTTTTAACGGGCACTTGCGGCGCTACCGGAGGCGGCGCGATGGTGGTTGGTATCGTGCTCATGATAAGGGATCTCCTGTTTCTCTAAATTCTGCGGTCACCTCGAAATAATCCACGTGCTCGGCATCGACCTGACGGTTGACTTCGAGGATGCGGACGGGATCGACGCCGGCCATGACGCCGCAAAAGCGCCACCGAAGCCCGTTGCCCGGTTGGGGCACGCCGTTGATTAAAAGATCGACAATTTCAAACGGGCTGCGGTCACGATCGGCCCGGAAGTAGTACTGAAAGCGGTGGATCCACGGACTCATGCCGCGAGTTTCGTTGAGCACCGTCTGCACCCAGGCGATCATGATTTCGCCGCCCCCGAGCTTCTGGTAAATCTCATCGCGAATTTTGTTCTGGTCCGGGTTGGTGTCAATGTAGGCGTAGATGCGGGCCGGATCCGCGTCGGTCAGCACCTCGACGAGCTCGGGGATCGAGCGGAACGTATCCACCTGCGCGTTAGCGAGCTCGATCAAGTCAACCATTCACCGGCTCCCAGGCCTCGATGGCGAGCGCGGCGAACGCCGCGGTGATTTCGCTGTAGACCAGGCGCTCGTCGGAGGGCGCAAAGCCGATCATGTTTTCGTACTGCTCGGAGTGGGCCGCCGCATCGCGGTTGGCGGGCTGCTCGGGATAGATCAGGATCTTGTTGTCGCCCGCGCGGCGCACCGTGAAATCGTTGGCCATCGCCCCGGTAAGCCAGTTGTCGCGCTTGGGCTGCGGGTTGCCGGTGAATCGCGCCTTCTGCGCGGCGTAGCCCTTCGACAGCGGCTTGGCGGGCTGGCCCTGCGCGTTGATGCCCTGGAGCCAGCGGGACACCTGCGCCGCCGCGATCCGGTTGCCGATCCCCTGCAACTGGTCGCGCGACAGGTTCATGAACTTGAGCCGCCCCGATTCGGTTACCTTGATCGTGAACTGGGCCAACGATGGCGCTCCTTCCTCGCTTCGCTTTCCGGAGCCGCTTTGAGCGTGCAGCGGGAGTAGCCGTAAGCCGAAGCCCCGGCGGTCCACACCATGAACATTCCCGCTTCGCTCTCGACCATGTCGCGCTTCGAAGGCGGCCGTGGAAGATCGGCCACCTGAACGAGGATGTTCGAATAGCTTCCGGGCGAGAGCGGCTCGTCCTCAACGCCCTCGCGCCAGATCACCGTCAGCGTGATCGGCGGATCGACGTCGGAGTAATACTGCACGGTGCGCCCGAACTCGGGCAGGAGCGCATCCCACAGCATAGGCGCGTGCAGCGCGGCGAAATTGGTCGGCGAATCGGCCACTCTTCCTAAAAGCTCCTTTCCAAGCAACCGCGCCCAATGACCGGCATGTTCAGGCGGGCACCGGGCGCGGCGGGCTTATGCTCCCTACGCGGTCCGAGCGAGGGCGCGAGAGAGACTAGAGCACCGTCGCGGCAAACGATGCGTTCGGACGGTACGGAACCAGGATCGGTGCCGACTGCAGCATGACGAAGCGCACCGAGGGGTCCGGTTCGATCCAGGATTTGACGTAATAAGGCAGCGCCTGCAAGCCCGCTTCCTCGTCGCGGATCGCGCCGTAGCAGCGCACGCCCTCAAGCGCCGCGCTGGTCAACAGGCAGGTGGCCGGCGGAAGAATCGGCTTCTCCACGCCATCGAGCGGATCGACGTACCAGCCGGAATACACGTAAATGTTGAATCCGGCGATGGTGCCCATGTAGATGCCGCCCTCTTCGACCACGGCATCGCCGGTCATCGAAGGTTGAGCGCTGTAGGTGCGCCACAGGTGCAGCTGATCGCGCACGTCCGCGTTTTTGCGGAACGCCGACCATGCATCGACAGTCATTAGTACATCGGTGAGCATGGCTCCGGTCTGCTGCAGCACGGTTTGCGACCAGGCCTGGAGGTCGTCAAGCGGGATCGAGGTTGGATCGCTCCACAGCTTCGCCGGAACGGTGGTGTTGCCCGCCGCGCGCCCGAAGTTCAAAACGACGGTCGGATATTTCTCGCCCGAGATGGTCAGCGTTCCTTTGGCGAGAACTTCACCGGCCATCACTTCCTGGCGCCGCCGCAGCATGTTCAGCTGATCCTGCATGTCCTGCGCGACGAGCGCCCGCTGGCGCTCTACGGGCGACATGGTTCCGCCAATCTGCTCGCCCGCCGAGCGCTTGAGCGGCCTGTTCATGTCGAATACGCGCTTGTCCTTGATGTAGGCGGGCTTGAGCGTGGACGTTTTGTAGCCCTGGCTGGCGACGATTTGCCCCTCGACAAGCGGCGAGACGAACGGCGACACGCGCCGTTTGCCATCGAGTGTATCGAAGTGGATCTCCTCGCTGGTTTCGCTTTGCACCGTTGGGAAATAGCGATCGAGCAGAAATTGCGGGGTGCCGAGCAGGCTGGCGACAACGGTGGTGAGTACATCTGTTGAAAATAGATCGGCCATTGTTTAGTTCTCCCTTTTGTAGCGGCGGCCCCCGGAACGTGTCGCCCCGCGCCCGGAGGTCTCCCGCGATGGTTATTTCGTGTGCTCGCCGGTTTTGTGTTCCGGTTTCGCGTGATGCTCGGCCTGTTTTTCGTGATCCGGCTTGTGCGCCGGTTCGTGATTTGCCTTGTGCGCCGGTGGAAGCGGCACTCCGGATTTGTCGTAGGCTGCGCCGGCCGGTTTTAACTCCTGCTTCGGCGGCTCGGTCAATTGGCGCTGGTAGTCCAGGTCTTTTTTGCGATCTTCCTCGCTCAAGTGCGCCCAGGCGCTTTCCGCATCTCCCGGTCCTTCGGGCGCGACCCACGGTTCGGGTTTCGGTTCCTTGTCCAGGCGGGCGCGATTCTCATCGACCACCTGGCTGGCTTTCTTTTCCTGCTCGGCGGTCGGCGAGCTCTTGATCATGGTGCCGTCGATGTACATAACGGATTCGATCAGCATGCTGTGGCTGCGGAGCGAATCGGTGCATAGAGCGTGCGCAAGCGCGCCGGGCCAGGTGATCCGGTCGGCTTTGAATTTGCCCGAAACGTACACCTCGCAAGGCATAGCGGTGGTGGTGGCGTTGGTGTCGTCGACCAGAATGCCGTTGCAGTCTGTCGCGGCGACGGGCGCGGTGACGTTTCCGGTCGCGGGATCAAACTTGACAATCGTCCCGCGAATCATGTTCAAGCCCACGGTAAGCGTGCCCGGTCTGCTTACTACGTCGTCGCCATCGGAGAGCAGCGATCCCCATTCATAGGACGCTGAAGTTGTAAACGAAGCTGACCCCCAGGGGCCGGTTGGTGCGGACATCGATAAACTCCTTTCCTTTCGAAACTGTCTTACGTGCCGAAGCGCTGACGCTTCGGAATAAATGCGAGCACCGCGGCGGCTTCCTCGCGAACGCTTAGAGTGTCGTCGCCTTGAGCGGGACCGACCTGCGGATTCTTGACGCGTGCCATCTCGCGGTCGAAGCTCGAGGTGGGAGCGGGTTGTGCCGGCGGCGCTGCGACGGGCGCGGCGGCGAGTAGCTTGATCGCCGTTTCGGCGTCATGTGTCGTTTCGAAAGCGATCGCGTGGGCGAGCGCTTCCCTGCCCTTCGCTTCGGGCGCGTTCAGAATCGCCTTGATGCGGGCGCGCTCGTCCTCAAGCGAGGACTTGGTCGGCGGCGTTGGTGTGGGCGCTGGTGTGGGCGTGGGGGTGTGAGTGGGCGCCGGCGTTGGCGTAGGCGTGTGCGTCGGCGTTGGCGGGGGCGTTGGCGGCGGTGTGTGCGTCGGTTCGGCCATGGTGATTACCTCCTCAGTTGTGGCGGCGATCGCCGCCGTCGTTAAACCTAGCTGCGGATCGATGGAGCGCAGGAACGGCTCGAAGGCCTGGACCCGGTCGATCATGCCGTGCTCGAGGGCAGCGTGCGCTGGCATAACGCCGCCCTGCCCGAAGTCGCTGGCGACCCGGTCGAACGTGGTGCCGCGGAACTGCGCCACGCGCGAGATGAACAGTTCGGCCATCGAATCGATCATTTCCTGGAGATCGGCGCGGCCCTGGTCGGTCGCCGGATTCATTTCCTTGCGCGGCGATTGCGAGCTCACGATCTTGTACGTCTTAACGCCCTGCCGCTCCTGCGCGGCGCTGCGGTCGACCACCGAGGCGCGGACGCCGATGGAGCCTAGGAACGCGCTTTCATCGGCCACGATCGAGGACGCCGCCGAAGCGATCCAGTACGCCGCGCTCGCGCCCAGGAAATCGACATAGGCGATCACCGGTTTGCGCAGCGAGCCTGCGTGGACCTGGTCGGCGAAGCTCGAAATTCCATCGGCGTCGCCGCCTGGTGAATTGATGTGCAACACAATTTGCGAGACAGCCGGGTTCTCGATCGCCTGATCGAAGGCGAGCGCGGCCATCTCCGTTGAAGTCGCGCCCGAAATCATGGTGAACAAATTGGCGTAGCGGAAGATCGGCCCTTCAATCGAGAGGATGGCCGTCGAGCCGCGCATGGTGATCTCGCCGCCGGTGTTCTCGAGCGGACGCCCGATCTTGGCGGCCACCGCTTCAAGATCTGCAGCGGGCCGCTGCAAAATGTCGTGAATCGTCCGCATCATGGCTTCGGTCATGGCCCAGGGGCGCTCCTCGAGCAGGCTCAGGATGCGAAAGTAGTTGCGGTCTTTCATTAGGCTGCCTCCTGCGGCTGCGCGGGCGCGGCGGACGGCGCGACTGGCGCGGTTGCGCCTTCGGGCGTTTCCTTGATGCCCGAAACGGCCAGCACCGGGATTTCAAGCCCGAGCTCTTTCATGCGGTCCTGCTCGATGCGGCGCTGCTCCAGCACTTCGTTCCAGTCCTGGCCCTGCTCGGCGCATTCGTTTTCAAGCGTCGAAATCATGGTTTGCATACGCAGCTGCGCGGCTTCGGCTTCCTTGACGGGATCAATCCAGCCCCTGCCCATCCCGATCCACTTCGAGCGCCAGTAGTACTCCTTTTTCTCGTAAAAATCGGGCGCTTCGACCTGGCCCATGTTGATCGCTTCTTCGAGCCACAGCCGGTACACCGGGCCAGCCCAATACGCGGCGAGCCAGGCGCGGCGGACGGTGAAGAAGCGCCACGCTTCTAAGAGCGCCGCGCGCGCCGATGAGTAATTCGTTTTTGAAAAATCCTTGAGCGCGAGCTCGTAAGGGAGGCCCAACGCCGCGCCGATCTGCCGCGAGATGGCTTCGACGAATTGCGAGAATTGCGCGGCGGGCCGAGCGGGCATGAACGGCGTCATCTTGTCGCCCGGATAGAGCGGGATCATGCTGCCGCCCTCGAGCTGCACCCGGTACTCGTTTTTGTTCTCCAGATAGGTGTTGGCATTGCCGCCCATCGTTTCGATGAGCGTCATGGGATCGACCGGAGTTTCGATCACGCCCGCGACCAGCGCATTCACGATCGCCGATTGCAGTTCGGTGCGCTGGTAGGAATCGAGCATCCGGAACTGCTCGATCACCGGCGTCAGGATGGGACGCCCGCGCGACTGCCCGATGCGCTCCTTTGAGTGCATGTGCAGCACGCGCTTGCGGCCCCAATCGGTTTCAGCGGGGATGCGCTCCCACTCTTCCGGGCCGCCCGAGAGTGCGACCGCCCAGCCGCCCAGCCACAGCGGAGCCTTGCGGATGTAGTAGGCGATCGGTTTCCCGAAAACGTCTTTTTCCACGCCGCCGATGATCGCAGCGCCCGCGCCAATCGGAATGCCCATCGTGCCGGTCGATTGCCACGCTGGCGAAGGCGGCGTTCCGAACGGATTCGACAGCCGATCGGATTCGACCAGTTGGATGCAGGTTCGATACGGCGTGTTAGGCCGCTCCATCCACATGCCGAGCGCGATCGCCTCGCCGTTCTCGACGCCCGAGCGAAACACCAGCTGCGTCATGGTGTCGAACGTCATTTCGTTGGCCACGTCGCAAGCCGTCGTCGAAGCCCAGGTGCGCCATAGCGCTTCTACGTTGGTCGACCACTCCATCGCCCACTCTTTGGTTTTTCCGAGCGCCCGGTAATCAGGCCAGGACGCCAGGCGCAGGCCGGTGCCCGCAACGTTGTCCTGCAGCGTCTGCAAGCTCGCCGCGGCCACGCCGTTGTTGCGGTGGAGATCGCGCGAGCGGCTGACGAGCGTAGGCAGATCGGGCAGCAAGTCGATATCCGCCGGCAGTTGCGACGGACGCCAGTTCGAAAGCTGCTTGCGATGATAGGAAGCGCCCGAATGCGATGTATCGTGCCAGCCGTAGCCGTAGCCCGAATAGCCCGAATAGGCTTCAAATGTCGATGAAGGCGTCACGGGCAGGCCTCGAAGCTGATCGGCCTGCGGCGCGGGCCGTAGCAGTATTGGCCGTTTTGCGCCGCGCACAGCGCCCTTAATTGCTCGATGTACATCTGCAAGCTGCCCCGATTGGTTTGGTTGTATTCGACGCGGCCAAGCAGCGGGGTTTCAATCGCGGCGACCGCCTGGCCGGACATGAGCAAGCCCATCTGCTGCTGCGCGGCGGCGAGCAGGGCGCAATAATCGGGCGATGGAGGCGCTGGTGTTGCCATTTAGTCGATCTCCTGTTTCGGGCCGAACGATTTGAACTTGGGAACCGGGCCAGATGGCTGGCCCCGCTGCGCCGGCGGGAGCGGCGGCGCTTTCTCGAGCGTCAACTGCGCTTCAATGTCGTCCCATTTGTCCGCGCTCCAAATCTCGGTGCGCAGCGAGTTGGCCGCGGCCATTGCGTAAATCCGCACGTCGAGCGCCTCGTTGCGATCGCGGCGCTTCTGCCATTCGGTTTTCCGGTAGCCGTTCTTGCCCGTTTTGGTGACCAGCTGCTCGGCGGTCAGCTGCTCGAAATACTCTTTCGAGTACTCCGGGAAGTGGCAGAAGCCCACCGGCCAGGCCTCGCCCATCGAAACATCGGGCACACTCGAGCGCAGCCAGCGGTACAGCGTCTCTTTTCCGATCCCCACATTGAGCGACCACAAGCGGACGCCGTGCTTCAGGCGCTGGCCCTGCGGCCCCACTTCGACAAACGACGGCTGCTGCACGAACGCGGACGCTCGCGAATCGCCTTTGATCCCCATGACCCGCGCCGTGTTCATCTTGCGCACGAACTCGTAGGCCGCCGTGGTGTTGAACGCGGTGTCGACCGCCAAGCGCAGGATGCGAACCGGCTGCCCGTAGACGGTGGGAAAATCCTCTTCGAGCATGGCCCCGAGCTTGTCCCAAACTGCCGGCTGCGAGGTGTCGCCCTCGAGCACCCGGTAATCGACCGACCAGGATTGCTTGGCGCGGCCCCAGGCGACGACCTCAACTTCGATGCGCCGCGGCTGGACGTCGGCACCGGCCGTAAGCGCCAGGCCGCCGTAGGGAACGAGGCCGATCGGGTAATTCTCGCGGCGCTCGTACAGCCGGTCGGACTCCGGAACTTCGCCGCGATCCGACCACGGCAGGCCCAAAACGGTGTTCCAGAAAACTTGCAGCTTCGTAGGATCGTCGATGGCCGCCTCGTGCTTGGCCGCGATCTGCCCCCAGGAGAGCCAGCCTACGGGCGAGTACAGGCTCGACAGATGAAACCCGCGTATGCGCCCCTCGGCGAGCGCGCTCGGACGCCATTCGCCGCGCGGCAGCATCCAGTTTTTCGCGTGATTGGGAATCGATCGCCCGCAACGCTCGCAAACGTAGTGCGCGACCGCGGGATCCTTCTTCGGCCAGCGCAGGTTTTCAAGCCGCAGCGTCTGCATCTCGAAGCAGGACGGGCAGGGCACGTAATAGAAACACTGATCGCTCTTCTCAAAGAAGGCCTCAACGCGCGAGCGCCCGGAAACAACCGGCGTTGACGTGATCAGCACCTTCGAGCGCCCGGAAAATGTGCTGGTGCGGGCGATCGCCAATTCGCACGGCTCGCCCTCGCCTTCCACATCGCCCGGGTAGCCGTCCACCTCGTCCAAAAACAGGTACCGAGCGGGCATGGAGCGCAGGCCCTTGGCGCTGTTCGCGCCGACCATGACCAGGATGCCGCCCGGAAATTCCTTAGCGAGGATGGTGTTGCCCGCATCGCGCGATCGCGATTCCTTCACCTTCGCCCGCAGCGCTGGCGATTCTTCGATCAGCGTGGCGACGCGCTGCTTCGAATTGCGCTTGGCCATCTCCGTCGTCGGCTGGACGGCCAGCATCGGCCCCGGCGCCTGGTCGATGACAAAGCCGATCCAATTGTTGCCCGTTTCGGTTTTGCCCACCTGCGATCCGGTCATGAGCACCACCATCTCGGTGCGATCCTTGGTCGACAGGCAATCCATCGGCTCTTTGAGGTACGGAGTGCGCGAGGTGCGCCACGGCCCCGGCTCCGATGAGGATCGGGTTGTCAAAATGCGGTGCTGATCGGCCCACTCGCTCACCAGCAGATTCGCTTCGGGCCGCGCGCCCGATCGGGCCGCCTCGGCGATGATCGCCGCGACGTCGACCGTGTAGCCAGACTCAAGCGAGGGATTCATCGGAGCTTGCCCACGTTAAAGTCGTTGAGGACGTTGCGCATCTCTTCTTCGATCAGGTCGTGAACCATCGTCGGATCGGACTCGGCCGCCAGCTGCGCGGCGAGGCGGTTGGGGATGTTCAGCATTCCGTCGCGCAGAATGCGGAACTGGTTGTTGACTTCGATCTGAACGCGGGCCTTCGGCAGCAGCATTCCCTGGCGTTCCTCGAGATCGATCTTTTTGAGCTTGGCCTCGTAGATTTCACGCGCCGCCCTGGCGTTGGCGAAAGAGAGCGCCTGAGCGCCGCGCGCGGGATCGCCCAGCTGCTGCGCCGCGGTCGCCGCGGTGCGCTCGGCGTACTTGCGCTGCCTGGTGCGCCCGCTCTGGACCGCGCCTTGCGCTTTCTTTGTCCGGTGACCGTAGCGGGCTTGGGCGTGATTGGTGTTGCGCTCCCAATCGATGTCGGCCTGCTCGACATTGATGGAGCCGTCGGGCTCGCGCTTTATGCGCCCGCGCTGGATGGCGTACTGGACGGCCTTTTTATCGCAGCCGCGGTGCCGCGCGTATTCGTTGATGCTCGCGAACATGGTAGAATGATCACGAGTTTGTAGTTTGAATTTTCCTTTTATTTGAGATTCAGATTAAGGCCGCTGCAGCAGTTTCACTGGCAGCGGCCTTCTTTTTTCCTACCACCCGCTGGCGCTCCACTTCTAACAGCGATTCCCCGGTCTCGGCGAGCACCGGGAGCTTGTGCGTGAATGCGTTCCAGCGCCTCAAAATCACATCGGCGTAGACGGGCGAGATTTCCGCCATGCGCGCGTGGCGTCCAAGCCGCTCGCAGGCGATCATGGTCGAGCCCGAGCCGCCGAACAAATCTAGAACTTTGTCGCCGCGCCGCGTCGAATTGACGATCGGGCGCTCCAGCAACTCGACCGGCTTCATCGTCGGATGCTCGCGCGAAGCCGCGGGCCGCTTCTCTGCCCAAACGGTCGATTGCGTTTTGTCGCCGTACCACACGTCGACCTCGCCCTTGCGATGGCAATATAAGACCGACTCATGCTGCTGTTTGTAGCGGTTGTAGGTCAGGATGAAGTGGTTTTTCGCCCAGATGATATGGCAGCGGATCTCGAAACCAGCGGCCTCGAGCGCCTCTTCCCACACGTGCTGGAAACTCATCGAGTAGAAAATGTAAAACGAGCCATCCTTCTTCAATGCGCCGGCGTGGATCGGCAGCACAGCGTCCAGGAATTCGCGGTATTGCTCGGGTGTTTGAGCGTCCGATTCGATGTGATCGTGGTCCGCTTCCCTGTTCTTGCTGCCCAGGCCCGCCCGTTTGCGCGCGTCAACGTTGTGCGAATCGACGTAGTTGACGTTGTACGGCGGATCCGTGAGGATCAGGTCCGCTTTCTCCCGGCCCATGAGCTTCGTCACCAGCACGCGCTCGCGGCAATCGCCCACAACCAGCCGGTGATTGCCAAGCAGCCACAGATCGCCCAAGCGCGCGATGGGGTTTTCAGGCGGCGGCGGCGCTTCATCGGGGTCTGTCTCCCCGTCCATCACATCGCCCGATTCGTCAAGAAGCTCCTCGATCTCTTTCGCGCTGAAACCGGTGATCTCCAGGTCGAAATTCTCGTTGGCCAGCGCCTCGAGCTCCTCGCGCAGCAGCGTATCGTCCCAACCGGCGTTCTCCGCCAGCTTGTTATCGGCGAGGACGTAGGCGCGGCGCTGGACCTCGGTCAGGTGGTCGAGGGGGATCACCGGGACTTCCGGCAGGCCAAGCAGCCGAGCGGCATCTAATCGGCCGTGACCTGCCAGAATGCCGCCGTCCTCCGCAACCAGAATCGGGACCGTAAAGCCAAACTCAATCATGGACGCGGCGATCTGCTCGATCTGGTCTTTGGAGTGCGTTCGGGCGTTTCGCTCGTAAGGCTTGAGCCGGTCAAGCGGCCACATCTCGATCCGGGACGCCATTGCTCGCGGAAGTGATGAAGCCATTAGAGTTACAACCCGAAGCGCGAGAGTACCATCTTTTCACGTGGCACAGCAAGAGTGGCGTTGAAATTGCCGCTTGGGTGCCGCTATTTTGCCGCTTCGCCCCCAAATCGCCCACACTCAGCCCACAGAATCGCCAACACTTTCGCCAACGATCGCCAACACTTTCGCCAACAATCGCCAACACTTTCCGCTTCTCCCCGCGATTTCTCCACGATTTCTCCACGTTTCTCCTCGTTCTCCACCCATAGCGCGGCGTTTGGCTGGTGAAACGAGCGTTCCGGAGATTGGCTAACTGATTGTAAGTGAAGCGTTTAAGTTGTCAAACGCTAAACAAAGCCCGCGGGCCGCAGGCC